GAGATCGACCCGGCGGAGGAGCCCGTGGTGAAGCTGATGTTTTCCGAAGGGCAGAAGGGCCGGAGCCTGGGCCAAATTGCGGACACCCTCAACACCAAGGGCATCATCACGCGCAGGGGCAAGGCGTGGAGCGCTGGCAACGTTCAGGCCATCCTCCGCAACCGTTTCTATGTGGGTGAGCTGATGCACCAAGGAAAGACCATCACCGGCAACCATCCCGCCATCATCAGCAAGGTGCAATTCGGCAAGGTGGCCGCCATGCTGGACAGGAGGAAACGCGGATGACGAAAGCCGAGCGCGACGCATGGACGGCGGCCTATCGGCTTTATGAAGAATTTGCTCCTCCGCTTCGCCAAGCCGCCACCCTGGACGACGACAACGACCTGGCTTGTAAACTGTTCACGTCAGCGGTTGAAAAAGTTGCGCAACCATACAACGAAAGTTGCAACGAGGGCCGCTTGATTCTGCTGGGCGCTTATGGTATCCTTGAAGAAGTATTCAAGGACGCGCAGAAACGGCATCAGGAGCGCGTCAACGGCGAAGGTGGAGGAAATATCCATCCACACGCCAAAGGGGCTGAAATCGCCCGAAAACAGCCTTAAAACGAAGGTTGAAAAAGTTGAAAGAAGGTTGCACCATGACCATCAAAGAGGTTGCGCAACTGACCGGCCTATCCCATCAAGCTATTTACAAAAAGATCAAGGCAAAGGGCTTGAAGCTGGAGGAGCTGAAAGACAAGGCCACCGGCCAATTTACGCCCGAAGGGGAGGCCGTCATCCGTGGCCTTTTCAACATCACCGGCACCGAGGAAACGCCGGTTGCAACCGAGGTTGAAAAGTTGACAACGGAGGTTGAAAGGTTGCGCAACCTGGTTGAAAAGCAAGGGGAGCAGATCAAGGCATTGACCGACGAGCGGGATTTTCTCCGCCTCACCCTGGAGAGGAGCCAACACCTTGAAGCCGCCGCCCTGGCAAAGTTGCCATCAGCTCCTCCAGCACTACCGGCAGGAGAGAAACACGGGTTGCGCAACTGGTTGCAACGGATAAGGGGGCATCGTGACAATGGCGACCAAAGAGAGTAAGCGAGTAATAAAGCAACGTAAACAGAATTACGACCGCTTTTCCGTGCTGACCGAGAAAGGCGGAAATCAGCTCCTCCGCGTGCTGGCCCTCCGGGAAGGGGTAAGCATTGCCGAGATGATACGCCGCGCCATCCTGGCCCGTGGTGGGCTGAATCTGTGGCCCTACGACACCGACATGAAAGACCTGGCGAAGATCACCACACAAGAGGAAGCCCGGAGCGCCGTCTATTTCATGCAGAATAGGGAAAACGGCAAGGAAATATTGCGACACCTGGTTGACGAGCTGGGCCCGGAGCCCTCCACCGCCGAGTACACCACCACCATGACGCATGGAGATATTGCCGAGTTCCGCGAAGCCGTGAAAAGAATAAACGCCGCCATCGAGGCAGAACACCCCGAGGACAGCGTTTTTGCTCCATCCGTAACCGTGAAGCTGAAAGGCCGAGAGATCGGCATCATGCGGCGGATGCTGGCGAATATCGAAAAGGTACCACAAGATACTGACGCCCAAAAATGAAAAAACCACAACCTATTGCCGACGGCTTGCATACCGTCGGTTTTTGTGTTACAATAAAAAAGCCTGGGATGACTGGCATCATCGGCAGGCGGCAACGGTGCTTAAGTTGGCTACTTCAAGCATCGTTATTGTACCACGTTTGGGCCTGGCTGACAACCTCCAGCGCAACCACCACGCGGGATAATTACGCCGCTTTTGCCCCCTGATCGTCACCCCGGAGCATTGACGAAAGGGGGCTAATTTTATGCCCAAAGACACCTGGAGCAACCTTCCCAATGGCGTGACCGTGGAGATGCTGGACGAGTACGCCCGGCAGAGAGAAAACGCCCGACGCCGTGCTGACTACGCCAAGCACCCCGAGCGCGTGGAGCGTCAGCGCATGTCAACCTACCGCAACTTTTTCAACCGGCGGGGGTACCTGGTTGTACCCATGCCACCGGCGGGCCCATGGGATGAAATGACCAAGGGCTGTGTGATGCACGCGCTGGAAAGCGCCATGGTGGAGCAGGGAGGCGGAGCCGTTGCCGAAAATGCTTGACTTCGCCCTGGCCTATGCAACGCCCAACGGCACCCGGCCCGCGTGGAATATCTTTCCGCTATCGGCAGGGACGAAAATTCCCTTGCCCGGGAGCCAAGGTTGCACCGAAGCCACCACCGACAAGACCACCATCACAAAGTGGTGGACAGCGCACCCCGCCGCCAATATCGGCATTGCGTGCGGCCAAGTAAACGGTTTTGTCGTCATCGACATCGACGCCCACAAGGATGACGAGGACGGCGCGGAAAGCCTCCGCGACCTGGAGAAAGCCATGGGCAAGCTACCCGACACCGTGGAGGCGCTGACGCCCAACGGGGGCCGCCACCTGTTTTTCCAGTACCCCATGGGGCAGAATATCCGAAACAAGACGGCCATCGCCCCCGGCATCGACATCCGCGCCAATGGCGGGTATGTGGTGGGCGTGCCCTCCACCCTGACCGGCGGCAAGAGCTACGAATGGGAAGTATCATCCATTCCCAACGAAACGCCCATTGCCAAGCTACCGGCACCGTGGGAGAAATGGCTGATTGATAATTGCGGCCGGTTCTCCCTGCCATCCAAGGCACCACAAGGACAGCGCAACGACACCCTGCACCGTTATGGGGCCTCCCTGCGTGCGCAGAATTACCCGCCGGAGCAGATCAAGGCCAAGCTGGCCGAGTACAACCGGCAGAATTGCACCCCGCCCGTGGACGACCGGGAGCTGGAAACCATTTTCTCCAGCGTGATGAAGTACGCCCCCAACGTGCCCATGAAGCAGATGGACGGCGTGCCCCAAGCGGAGAAGAAAAGCCGCGCAAGGTTGACCCGTGCCATCCTGGCGGAGGAGCTGGCGGCCCGTGGCTACGGCGTGCGCTACAACGTAATTTCCAGCGAATACGAAACCACCGGCCGCACCAATGCGGGCCGCGTCATGAGCCAAGACGACCTGGTGACCATCATGCACGACGCCCTGGCCGATGATTACAAAGGCGTTTCCTTCGACACCCTGGCGGCCTACCTGACATTTGAAGCGCGGGAACATCAATACAACCCCGTGCTGGAGGTTTTGAAGGCGGCCAAGTGGGACGGCACCGACCGGCTACCGCAACTTTACGCCCTGGTGGGCATCGACGAGGACGAGCTGTCAAAAACGCTTGTGCGGAAATGGCTGATGCAATCCGTGGCCCTGCTGTTTAACGATGCAGGAGATCCATTTGGGGCTGACGGTTGCCTGGTTCTCAACGGCGACCAAGGCGCGGGCAAGACCTCCCTTTTCCGTCACCTGGCCATGCGTGACGCCTGGTTTGGTGAGGGCCTGACCGTCAACGACCGCGACAAGGACACCACCCGCCGCATCGTTTCTGTTTGGCTGGCCGAGCTGGGCGAAGTGGAATCCACCTTGAAAAGCGACATCAGCGCCTTGAAAGCGTTTGTCACCGCATCCATTGACCATTACCGCCTCCCCTACGGCAAAAGCGACATCGTGGCCCCGCGCTTGACTTCGCTGTGCGCGACATGCAATAGTGACCGCTATCTGATCGACCCCACCGGCAACCGGCGTTGGTGGAGCGTACCATTCACCCGCACCGTGCCGCGGGAGGAGCTGCTGGCCCTGGACGCGCTCCAGCTGTGGGCCCAAGTTTACGCCCTGGTGGCCCCGTTGTCGTACCGGGACAAGAGCGCATGTTTCCGACTGACCGAAGCCGAAAAGGCCGCCCTGGCCGTCAGAAATGGCGAATACGAGAAGCCCGTCAAGGGACAGCCCGAGGTGGAGGACATCCTGGCCCAAGCCCAAGCTGACGGCTTGACCTACCGGGAAATGACCGTGGGCGAATGGAAAGAAATGTGGCCCACGTTGCGCGGGTACTCTGTTCAGCAGATCGGAGCCGCCCTCTCCCGTTGCGGCATCGACCCCAAGCGCACCAAGACCACGCGCACCCGGGAGCTACCCACCCGCATCTCCGCCGGTTCCCCATGGGACGAAGTGCGGCAACGTGCCCACGCCTACAATTAAACCATCACACAAAGCAAAGAGGCCGGAGCAATCCGACCTCTTTTTTCATAGTGGCAAGCAGGGCAAAGGTAGCACTTTTGCATACTGGCAAGCAATGCAAAGTTGCTAACTTTTGCAAAAAGCTTGTTGGTGCATCCGCCCCAAGCCCCGGAAACCGCCTCCGGCGTGGTTGTGAGCGCGTTTCACGCCCTGGCTGATGATTTACTCCTCCGCGTCGCCGGAGCCGTCAGAAGGGCCGGAAATGGGCTTTTTCTCCCCACGTTCACGCGGCATTGTCAGCAGGGCCCGACCGGCCTTTTCATTTATGGCGTCGATGATGTAACGGCTGTATGCGGAATACCCGGCCGCCCTGGCCTCATCCTCCAGCAACGCCTTTTCACCACGCCGCACACGAAACCGAATTGTATCAAGGTTTTCGTCAATGTACCTGATTGTCGTTTCCTTTTGCTTCGCATTGTACGCCATGCGTCAGCACCTCCTCCTCCGAGGCGGGCCCATGTAAAGCGGCCACCTCTTCCATCATCCATATTATAGCGCACTAATGCAAGAAATACAATAGGGCACTATGCACAAAGATTAGGGCCCTAATTTTGTTTATTCTGACATATTGCATTAGGGCCCTAATTGTGATATACTTTAATCACGGTAAGGGAAGTAAGGTTGCCGAAGCCGAGAGGCCAAGCGTAAAACCTATTTCTCCGGGAGGTAGCCGCCCACGACGAGGCAGAGGGCCCCCGGAACAAGGCAAAAAACCTACGGCCCCACCGAGAAAAAAGCAGGAGGAAAAACCAATGAGCATTTACGAGCTGGACACCAAGGTGGAGGAGCTGAAAGACCTCCAAGCCATGATCGAAGAATTGACCGCCCAAGCCGAGGCCATCAAGGACACCATCAAGCAGAAAATGGTGGACGAGGGCACCGAGGAGCTGACCGGCAACGGCTGGAAAGCCACCTGGCACGCCGTAACCTCCACCCGCCTGGACACCAAGGCGCTGAAAGCCGCCGACCCGGCCACCTTCGCCAAGTTCTCCAAGACCTCCACCGTTTGCCGTTTCACCCTGGCATGAAAAAAGCCCTCACGTCACCACCGTGAGAGCGCCCGACCTAAACCAAGAGGGGGCAGGGACATTATACCGGCCCCGCCCCCTCCCCGTCAAGAGAGAAGGAGGAAATCCGCATGTTTGAGATCACCACCACCGCCGCCGAGCGTTCCCGCCTCCGGGAGGCCATGGGCCCCCTGTTCACCATCCTGGAGAACACCGACAAAGACCTGCACGACCTGTATTCTGAATACTTCGAGCATAGCGAAACCACCAAGCAAGCCCCCATCCCCGCGTACCAAGCCGAGTACATCGCCCGCCGCCTGTTCACCATCGAGGCCATCCTGGCCGAAGCTGTGCGGGACTACCATTCCATGGCTGGCACCTTCGAGTACAACGGCATGGAGTACGAGGAGAAGCGGGCCGCCCGGTTGCTGGAAATCAGGGAGGCCGAGAAGCTGGCGACCGCCGCATTTATCAAGATCGAAGCCATGGGCACCGGCCGGGAGAAGCTGATGGAGGAGCTGCGCCGAGCCGAAGCCCTACCCGACGCCGAGGCCATCCCCATCCTAAAGGGCATCCTGGCATAACACACACGCGGAGGAGAAATCCTCCGCTTTTTTCGTGGGTGACAACGCGGGTGACATCAAAATGACAACGGATGACAACGACCGTTGTCACCCCGGAAAGCCTTATTTTACAAGGGTTTTCGCTGGAGGGTGACAAAGGTGACAAAGAAACACCTTGTCCTTGTGTACGATTATACGGGGGGGGGGG